GCTGCCACCGTCCGCGGCCGAAGCAATGCGGCGCGCGAGCTCTTCATCGTCGGCGGCGAACATCGCCACCGCAACGCCGATGTCGACCGTACGGACCTGGTAGCAGCTCCGCGGCTCACCATAGCGCGCGTCCCAATCGTCTACGAGCACCTCCCACGGGTGCACACGTTCGACGAATATCTTCGAGCCACGTCGAAAGGGCCGCAGGATGCCACGACCGAAGATGCCGGCATCGCCCACCCATTTCGGCACGTGCCGCTCGAAGAATTTCGTCTTGATGAAGCGCCCTTCAAGAAACTGCGTCGCCTTGCGCGCGCGCTTTTGCTGTTTCCAATTGCCGCGGTCCGTAAGGACCTGCGGGAGCGGCCGGTGCTTCGCGACCTTGGCCTTCAATGTCTCGACAGCTTGGCGCGTCACGTTGCGCGGCACCGTGGACGGCGCGTACGAGTACATGCTACTGTTGTCGAGCACCATGCCCGCGGCCGTCGTGTCCCCGCCGTACATCGTTGCGTGCAACAAGTCCTGGTCTCGACGCCAGCGGCTGCGATTGCGAATATGCTCCACCACCGCGCTCACACGCCCCCCGACTTCGTTCAAGTCGAGTTCTTCCAGCCACCACTGCATCGAAGCGGTGGAGGACTTATTCGTCGCCATTTTCGACCTTTACAAGCCTGTTGCCGGCACCGAGCAGACGTTTGCGCCGTAGCTCCTCGGGAGACAATGGCGTGTTGCCATCGGGCTTGTCCGCGCTCTTCGCCGCAGGGTCTGGCCCGAGCTCTGCGCTGATTAGGATGTTGCCATCCCATGTTGCGCGAATAGCGTTGTGGAGGCGCATCCAGGCCGCCTTTTCCTGCCAATCCGGATTCATGTCCACATTTTCCCACGATTGCGCTGGTTTGCAAGAGCTCGTCGCTTCTTGCGCTCCGCTTCTTCCCATTCTTCGGTACCGACCTTCGGCGCCGTAGCCGCAGCCACGTTGCCACCAAACTGGTAAAGCGAGAGCACGAACGCCGCGGCCAGATCGCCGTGCGAGCCGTCCGGCCAAAGGGGCAAGGTGATGGCGAATCCACCGCCGGCCAGCGCTTGCCCCTTCGTCTCCTTCAATTGACGCACCAGGCGGTCAATGACGGGGTACTTCTTGGGATTCGGCATCCGAACCACGCCGTTCCGAATAAGCGACCGAGCCCGGATGAACGCCTCCGACGGCGTCACCGGGGCGTCCACGAGTCCAATCCTGCCCCCGAGGTTCTCGACGATGCTCTCCCGGTAGTGGCCGTCCGCCATGATGCCACCCACCTCGTGAAGCTGGCAGATGCCCACAAACGCGTCCGCCGTGGCACGTGGCCGGAGGGGCATTCCCGGTGCCGGGCGGAGCTCCTCTATATTCGCCAACACAACCTGGCCGGCTGCCTTGTGCGTAATGGCAAGCGCACTGCTGTTCGACCGGAACCCAAAGTCCGCGCCGGCCGTCTTCATCTCCGGATGCGCACCGTCGTAGCCCGCAGGCGGCAGTGGCCAGGGCATCGAATCGTCGAAGCATGGCGCGAGCTCCTCCTCGCGAAAGAACGACAATGGGGTCGAGCCTTGGGGAATGGCATCGAATTCCCTGCGAGCATTCTCGCCATCGATAGAGCGTTCGCGCTCGACCATCTCGGTTGCCGCGGGCCTGAGCGTAGTTGTCGATGCATGTATCGATATGGCGTTCTTAGGTGCACCGACATCTTGCTCTTCCTGTATCTTTTTGGCTGAATTCTCTCGCCAACGCTCCCAGTGGTATCCGGTCTTCGCCCACGCCGTCGTGGGCGCAATCATCTGCCCACCGGGGAGCACGCGAGGGCTCGCCGCCTTGAAAATCTCCTGGTCGTTCACCGTGTGCGCAGCATCCTGAAAGAACGCGCACTCGTCCATGAGGCAATCGGTGAGCGACCGCGCGCGTCCGCCATAACCACCACGTGTCGAGACGCCTCCCTCGAACGCGACGGTCTGCCCATCGGGCCGCAGAATCGAGAACGAGCCCGGCCGATCGTAATCTTTCAGGTAACGCGGCGCGACGATGGTCGCTTTCAGCTCGGGCACCGAGCGGATGCAGCCAAGCTGATAGTTGATAATTTGTTGCCGCATGAAGTCGGACGGCGCGATGCTGAGCGCCACGGCGTTTTCCCCCGGGGCCAGAGACGACAGGTCACGAACGTACGCGCCGTGCACCAGGCGGAGCGCGCCGAGCACGTAGGTCTTGCCCGCGCGACCACCGCACAACGCGAACACGTGAGCCCGTGCGATGGCCGGGAAGCGCTCTACGGGCCCGAACAGCTCGTAGGCCATGTCCCTCTCGTCGCCCTCGAGCTCGCACGGCTCTAGCCCGTCGTAAGCCACCAGGCAGGCCACCCGTTGCGCGAGCGTTGGCGTGACGTTGACCATCTCGAGGAACGACAAAAAGCTCGCGGGGATGACCAGGTCACTGGTTCCCCGCGAGCTCGATGCCTCGACCAACGCCTCAGCGCGCGAGAGCTTTTTCAGGAGCTTCCCTCGAACATCGGGCCGCCCACCTTACCGCCGCCCTTTTTGGCCGGCAGCTTTTTTCCCTTGCTCGCCTTGTCCCATTCCTTGACCGTGGCCGGGCTGATTTTGCCCTCCTTCTCCAGAATGTGGAACTTCTTCTCTTGCGCTTTGCTCTTGTACGGCATGAACAGCCTCCACCACACTTGACCAGGGGAAGGATATCACCTTGCCCTCCCATCGCACCGTGACCTCGTCGCCATCGCGCTCGATGACGTGCTCCTGCGACAGGCTGAACGTCGAATTGTGCCCGACACCATGAATCAGGTGCGGGTTGAGCACCTTCATGTAGACGTAGCGTTTCAAGGCGCCCATCGTTCACCCCCTGGGCATCCGGCCGCTATTTTCTTCATCTTCTGAACCTCCTTTTTCGAAAAGTGAGGGCACTTCCCCGCCACCAAGCAGAAGATGCACACGTAACCAGGACCACCGCAAGGCACACATCTGCGAGCATAGACATTGCCATTGATGTGGGGTGCGCGTTGGCATAAGGGGCACCCATCCAGCTTATTTTTCAAGACAGCTCCAGCCGAGGCTCTTCTTGGATAGCGTCGACATCGACGTGGCCAACCACGCACCAGATTTGGTCGTCGCTGACGATTTGAATCATGCCCTTGTCCGTGCGCACGGTGAGCCACGAGCAGCTTCCGATGAGCACCAGGTCACCTCGTTTTAGACCGGCGCTGGCGACGATGCTGTTCTCGATGCGCCCTGGCCCCGAGCCCAACACGGCGAACACACGCTGCTCGTTGCTGGCGTTGCCCGGCGTGTGGATGATGGCGCCCGGCTGCGCGACTTCTCTGACCGCCACCAAGTTGTGTAGTGGCTTGACATCTTCGAGTTTGATCATGCTTCCTCTTCCAGTTGTTTGTCTTCTTTCAACGTCGCGGTGACGATTGCGAGCACATTGACGTGCAACGTCAAGTGCTTCACGCATAGCCGCTCCTCAAGAGCCTCGAGTCCGTTTATCGCAACCAGGATGAGCGTCACCACCGTAGCCTCGGCGGCCGACCGCTTCCCAGCTTCGGAGGCGCATGCGGGGCAAATCGGCCTCATCGAATCACCTTTGCCGCTTCCACGGCATCCTTGAACATCACGCTGTCCCAGCGCACGGCCGTAGTCGTCAGGAATCGGATGCACATATTTCGGCACGCTGTTCTACGCAAGCGAGACTGTTCAGCGATGGCGGCCATCTCGATCTTGTGCGCTTCTTCGAGCACGCGCACCGCGAGTTCGTCGTCCGACATCTCCTCGTAGAGGCTCATCGCCCACCACGCCTCAGCCGCGCGTTCTCGGCCAACAGCTCGGTGTTCTGCGACTTAAGCGCGCCGCATTCATCGCTGAGGCTATTCGCCCGACGACGTTCGGTGATGGCCATTTCGTGCAGCTCATCGGCGCCTTCCTTGTAGGCTTCGAGCTTATTTTCTAGCTCAGCGGTGCGTATCGTGGCCTTCCGATAAATCATGCCGTGCACGTAGTCCCCCGTCTCGGAGTTCAGGAGCGCCTCCAGCTCCGCGATGCGCTCACGTGCGCTGTCATGAAGCCGCAGGCTGCCTGCGTACTTTTCTTTCAGCTCCTCGACGCGTGCGTCCGCCTCTGTAAGCCGAGCGAACAAGAGCTTGTCTTCCGGTCTAGCAAGCTCGCCTTGCAAGCGTCCCACTTGGACCTGTAGCTCTCGGATTCTGCCATCCGCCCTCGCCAGCTCGTCTTTGGCATTGACGGGGCAAGCGCCAAGTTGAGCGCCGAAACCAGTGCTTCCCACCTGCGACATCAAATTCTGTCCCTGCATCGCCGCTTGCTCCCTTGCGGCCGCGTCGTGCATGTTCGCCAGTTGACCATTCCCCACCTGCCATTTCGCCTGCTGCGCCATCGCTGCCTGCTGCGCCATCGCTGCCTGACAGTTATGGACTACGCCGCCCATGGTTCCCCCGCACTTGTTGCAGTATGTCAACCCTGCTTGCTGTTGCGATGCTCGCAACAATTCCGAAACGCCGCCAGCCTGCGCCACCCGTTGCTCAAAGGCCTTGTCCCGTGCCTCTCGGTCGCCGTGGTCTATGAACCGACCATGCTGCACGCAACCCTCGTGGACGGTTCCCTGGAACAGGATGTCGTTGATTCGCAAACCGCACCCATTACATTTCACCATGTCAAATCTCCTTCCCAACCGCCCAGGGGTCGAACACCCACTGGCGCGGCATTTCACCGTACTCCGTCAAGATGTCCGGAATCACGAACGTGTAGCGCCCTGGCTTCTTCAATTTCAGCCCGATGAGCGCGTAAAGGAGCTCACCTCGGAGCTCCTCAAAGTTGCGCTTCACGACCGCCATGTGCACGTGGTCACGCTGCATCGACGCAAACGCCCAGATGACGTCTCGATCCTCAGCGTCGCAGATAACGTGCGAATGCGCAGCAAGCCGCGCAACAATGGGCGCGTATTCTGCCCAGATATCCGACGTGCTCCCCTGGTCTCGAATGCTCGTCTCGAGCAGAGACGTAATCCAGAGATACCTCACACCCGCGAGGTCACTCTTCTCGTATTTCCTCATCATCCACGGCATCGAGCACCTCGACCAATCTGCGGTCGTCCGTCCGTTTTGCAAGTTTTTTCAGCTCGCGTTTCATCGCTGTTTTCAGCTCGTCGTCGCTCATCGTTGTGGGCACTTTCTCCCACTGACCGGTACCAGCATTCTCGCGCCACCAGTCTTTCCACCGTCTGCGCTTTAGCCATTCCATTGCCAACTTCGCGCCGTCCGTATCCACCAAAGTGCCAGGCTTAGCACGCGCGCGCCTCGTAAAAACACCTGTAAAGATGTCCTCGGCTTTGGCTTCGGCCTCATGCGTTAGCTTCCAAAAGGTGGCATATGGCTCGACACCTTTTCGGCCATCACGTCGCCAATTCATAATGTTTTGGAACGGCACTCCCTCGAGTCCCGCCGCACACCGCATCGTACGTCCGCGGCGGAGGTGCCTGGCAATCCTCAAAGCCAATTCCTCAGTGCACGTCGTAGGCCGTCCTGTCATCTTGTCAATACGTTAGCACGGAAACCAGTCCCATGCACAACCGTCCACACTGACCCGGATGCCGGTCAGGTTGGCGCCCATCATCCGGTACCGACCCTCGAGCCAATCGAGCAGATTCCGCCGGTCTTTCGGCCCCAGGTGCTTTCCCACGCGCAGCATGCTGTCGTTCACGAGCAATGTCACCGTCATACTCTGTCCCTCCACCAGGCGATGAACCGCATGACCGCGATGGTCGCGCACGCCGCGGTCAATGCCCCGGCACCTAGCGCCAACCATCCGTACTCGAACACCTCGGTCACTGTTGCCTCACAAACAGCACGTACCCTGGCACGAAACAGCCGGCAACCACCTCCGGACCATTCGCGCCTTCTCGAACGTAGGTCGATGCCTTCTCCTCGATGTTCTTGGAATCGTCATGGGCGGCCGCTTCGATGTGCAGCGACAGATCCGCCATGTCCCCCTGGGGATACGAAGCGACGGCCCAATAGTCGACGCAGGTGACCTTCTGATCTTCGGTCTCCCGCACGGCATCGACGGCGGACCCGCATCCGACCACGACAAGTGCACACGCCATGAGCGATATTGCGATTTTCATAGACTTCATCATGTGTCGCCCCTCGAAGTTGTGCATCACCAGTGGGCCGCGGAATCGAACCGCGCCATTTGTGAGACGGACTTTTAAATTCGCTGGCCTCACAACCGCTCACCATGCGCTTACCCACTGGATCCGCGCCAAAAAAGCCGCGCCACCCGTCCTCTGAGGGGGAACAGAGTCCAGATGACGCGGCAGTCCTGCACCCTGGATTCGAACCAGGCACGCCGTGCTTATAAGGCTCGGCAGGCCAACCAAGGCCTCGTGCAGGTGTGCTGCTTATTTCTCCGAGATACTCGGACTCGAGTCATGCCCAGTTGAAGGCTTGGTGACGCGAACCGAGATGGTCTTGATGATGAGCTTTTTCATGTTACCTCGTCCAACCGGCAGGATTCGAACCTGCTCCTCGGTTTAAAATCGTCCAGAGTGTTTCATCTGCCTATCTCGTATGCGCCTTCACAACTCAGTTGGATTGGCACCAGATTTTCCCTCGGTGCCATAGGTGATTGGTCTTTCCCATCGGTCAGGTCGTAAGGCGTCCCTTTGCGCGCCGGCTCCGCACGGGCCGTTCTCGGCCAGCGAGCAACCACTTTCCCGCGTCTACGCTTTCGCGTTCAGCAACGGGGTTGCACGTCGTGCCCCTTGTCGGATTCGAACCGACTTAGCCGAGTGCAGGGGCGATTCATTCACACGCTCTTGTAGTCCGTGGCGTCTGCCCACCCGACCACCTCGTCGTTGGCTTTCGTCACCACGACCTTCGGGCCGTCGTACCGCGCACACTTGAGTCGGTCGCTGATCTGCTCCAAGCTCTTGCCGGCCACCTGCATGTAGTCACCACTTCGATTCGTGTAGCACGCGTAAATCATCGTCTCACCCTTGTCCTTCAACGCCCCAAGCCCGCCGAGCAGGTGCCGGGCGGGCTAATTTTGGCTACGTAATGACCATCTTGTATATTCTGCCCTTTACACAGATGGCGCCTCTGGGAGGACCGTCAAGCGTACGAGCCCACGCACCGCTCAGAAGCTTTACGTAGAAGTATCGAGCTTTCAATGAGTCGGTCTCGCCGAGGTTTGCGAGCTTTAGAGCCTTAAGGCTATCGAATACCATCGTCTCATCCTCCCGGGGGTTTCTCGCTCCCCACACCCATCACTATGCGTCGCCCTCCGAAGTTGTCAAGACACTTTCGCCATCGACCTTCCCGAGCCACGTGTCCAAGTAAATAACGCGTGGCGTTATCGGGCCTTCGAGCTCCCATCCGTCATCCAGCTCAAGGTAGAGGTCGCTCACTTGAACACCTCGCCCATGGCCGAACGCCGTAGCAAGTCCGCAACACTGAGCCCCAGGCGGTGCGCCCTGGCCTTGATGAGCGCCTCCTCATCGCTGGACCACCGGATCAGGAAACGGATGCTACGGGCGCCCCCAGCGCCCCGCGGGCCCGCCCATTCGGTGGAGTGCACCACCGGAAGCTTCTTTTTCTTCAGGAGCGACTTCGCCTTTATCACACTCTGTCGTTTCCTGTAGGCGGCCGCATACCCATTGAGCTGCTCTCGAGGCCGCTTCACGACTTTGCCCTTCTCGATGACAATCTCCTCGGTCTTGTTGTCGATGAGCTTGACCTTCTTGACGGTCCCAGTCCCATCACAATCCAGGCACATTCCCTTGTCTTCGTCGACGCCGAGCCGGGCTCCGAAGCCCTTACATGCTTCACATTCAGCCATGATTCTCACTTCCTGTCATGACATCTGTAAGACATGTCAATACCAATGTCAAGTCCCTACCAATCGGTGCGTCCCCATGGCCCCCTCCCCCATCAAAAAAAACGTCTATCGTCTACAGTCTGGGAGGGTACATACATTTCAATCCGCACTTGAATTGTACACATAGGATGAAATACGTATATTACCTTATGTATTATATATAAATATATGGGGGGGAATATATATAAGAGGGGACACAAGCCTAATTCGCCTTTTGGATCGATTCTTGCTTGTCCCCCTCACACCCCTCATTATGGGGCCATTCCCACACTCGGAGTTTGCTGGAGCCCCTTCCAATTCTGTTCCTTGTGTAACCTACCGCTCTCATTGCGCGGCCTACAAGCCGCAGCACCCGAACGTCGTTCCACTGGTCAACGCGGTAGCCAAGTAGCTGTAATATATGAGAAATCTGCTCTCGGTCCCCTATCAGATTGCCCATCCTGAGAGACGTGATGCGCTCGACCAACGGATCGTCAAACCTGGCGTCTCCATGCGTCTTGCTCAGGTCCTCCCACAATGTATCTGAATCTAGTATGCGATATTCGTACCCTGACCTAAAGTATTGAATTGCTTCAGATATCAGTTGGTCTCGCGCGACGATTAGCTTTGCATGCAATAATTGGTGGCAGATTATTGGCCAGAATCGTCTATTTTCATTGTCAGTGAGAATTTCCTTCTCGTTTGAAGTACCTACCAGTACATAACGTCTTGGAACTGTAATGAAGTCTGGTTCATGAGCCTTCCTAAACTTACATTTAGTTTCAGTGACATAGGATTTAGTGTACTCCAAGCCGCTCTTCGTTGTGCTGACCAGCTCGTCATCGATGGCGCACCAGGAGTCGCAGGACCGCTGGTCCGCGTCCTTGGTCCCGAGCCGATAGCCTCCGAGGATCGTCACGTACTCATCGCCGAAGAGAATCTTCAGCGCGTAGCCTTTCCCGATGCCCTGCTTACCCATGAGTATTGGCATCATATCTGCAACGCAACCCGGGCGTAGCGCGCGGGCGACTGCCGCGACGAGCCAGCGTTGCCCCATCGCCCGGACGAGCGGCGTATCCTCGGCGCCGAAGTAGGTCTGTAGCCATCGTTCGAGGCGCGGCTCCCCGTCCCATTTGCCATCCACGCTCAGCACGTGGCGTTCGAGCGAGTCGAACGAGTTTTCCGCGCAGGCGAGCCTGATGCCGGATTCCACTGCCTGGATGCTCGCGCTCACCGGAGGCCGATTTTGGCGCATATCCCCTCGCAAGAGCCACGATTGGATGTAGGCCACGTCCACCTTGCGGCTCACCTCGTTCGAACCCGCGTGCGCGCGCTTCAAGGTGTCTGGCAGGGAGACCCATGTGTCACAATGTCGGAATGTGTCGTATGCAAGGCGCCCCTTGAAAACCGAATGACCGAGCAGAATCGCTGCGACATTGCCGGCGATGCCCGAGATCCGTGACGGGTTCGCCGGGTCAGGAATGAGCTCCGAGATGACGCGCGCATCCTCCTCCTCAGCGGAGATGCTGCGCAGCTGGATGACCGGGGCGAGACGCTCGCCGCGCCATTCCTCCTCCCCAACACCAAGCACCGCCTTGAAGTCCAGCCCGGCGCAATGTGCGTGAGAGCAGTGGATGTGCCCGTAAATCTCGCCCGCGCTCGGACGATAGAGGACGGTGGACGTCTCTGAGCTCGTGGTGTGCCGTGTCTTGTTCGGGCATTCGATGGCGAGCTTGCGCGCGTCGAGCTCACGCAGCACAAGGCCTCGCGCCCGAAGGATGCGCTCCCACACGCCAACGCCTTCGAAGAGGGGCGCCGCGGACTCGTCCGCCCCGCCGGTGTGTCGCGTGTTCGTCGTTGGCTCCCGCCACGCGTTCTTCCACCTGAACCGCGCGCTCGAGCGATCCTCCTCGTTAGGCAGCGTCGCGAGGTCTATAGGCTCTGCGAGCGCGCCGAGCACCTCGCGTCGGACAACGCTCTCCTCCCCATCGCGCATACCGAACGGCACGCGCTGGAGCCTGCCCCAGTCCGCGCATGCCGGGTCCGCGAGCACTTCGAACGTGCGCTCGAGATACGCCACGAACGCCAGGTAATCGCGGCGCCACCCTTTTGCTTCATCAGACGTCCGAAGGCGGCGCGAAGTTGTCCAGACACCTCGCCAGCCACCTTTCGTGCGCCACGCCATCCCGGGGTGCGCGTGTAGAAGCGCGGCAACCCGCGCACGCTCCTCGTCCCACCACCGGTCAACGGCGCCAGCTTCGGTGCTCCGCTTGGCCGGTGAATCGACATCGATGACCACGAGCTGCATCTCGATGGCCTGCCCATAAAACTCCTCGGATGCGAAAGCCTCATTGGTGTAGCGGTAAGGTCCAATTGTATCGACAACTGCATATTGCGTGAAGTGTGCATCGAAGTGCCACTCGCGCGCGAACATATCCTCAATTGTCAATACATTTAGTTGCTTGAGTTTTTTGCGCGGCCAGCCCGGTGTCCGCTGTCCAGGGATGACGACACCCTTCATGCGAGAAACCTGTCAAGCTCAAAACCCCAACGTGCGCACGTCTGCGCCTCGCTCTCGCCTTCGGCCATGCGGAGAACGAAGTATGGTATCTCCCATTCATGGCAGAATGCGTGCCAGGCCACCTGCTCTTTCGAGTGCCGACCCTTGACGTTTTTTACCTCCACCTCGAAGCATCTACCGCCTTTGACGAACCCGTAGATGTCGCATTGACCAACGATGCCAGCCTTGACGTGGTTCACGCGTCCGGTGTGCATATCCTGCATGTGCCGGTCGACCACGTTGCGACGAAACAAACGAACATTCTGCCTTTGGTAATGAGCAAGAAACAGCTTCATCATTCCGACTTCGGTCATACTATTTTCCTCGCTTGCCAGTATTCCCGGCGCTCACTCGCCTGCCGGACGTCTTCCTGCCACTCAACATCGAGCTCGTACGACATCTTGAGAGATTGCGACCACGCCCAGGGCGGCCACTCGCCGAACTGTTCCTTGTACCTCGCGCTTGCCGCGCCAGGCTTCCACCCACGCGTGCGCGCTTGATGCGCCATCCGTTGGAAGTACACGCGCTTGGGGTCCGTCTGCTCGGATGTTTCACGTGAAACGAGTCCCATCCCGTCCACGGACTCCGGAAGCTCGCGCGGCATGTGCTCGCGCTCTTCCCCGCAAGACGGGCATGCGCGTGCCGCACCCGTCCACATGGCGAAGCATTTTTTGCACGTATGGAGCGTGATGTCGGGTTTTCTGCCCTGACCATACTCCAGGCTGAATTCCCTGTCCCAATGGGGCATGCCGTGCAAGTCGCAGTTACCCGCGTGGTCCAGGATGATGGCCTCCTGCCCCTCGAACGGTCGCAGGATGCGCCCCACCTGCTGGAGGTGCACCCGGAGGCTCTTCGTCGGGCGTGCGAGAATGGCGCATTTTACCGACGGCTGATCCCACCCCTCGGTGAGCACGTCCACGTTGCAGACCACGGAAAGCTCCCCGGTGTTCAGCCGGTGGAGCGTGAGCGCCCGCGTGTCGCTGTCGGTGTTCGCGTCGATGTGCGCAGCCGCAACGCCCTCGTCTCGGAAGGTTTTGCACAGCAGCCTGGAGTGCTCGATGCTCACCGCAAAGAGCACGGTGCGGCGCCCCGCGGCCAGGCGTAGCCATTCCTGGACGGTGTTGCCCACAAGCTTTCCACGGACCATCGCAGCCTCGAGATAGCGCGCGTTGAAGTCCCCCGCAGTGACCTTGACGTCCGTGAGGTCCGGCGCCGCTGGAGCACCGTATGCCCTGGGCGCGATGATGAACCCGTCATCCACAAGCTGCGACGGGCGCGCGAACACAATGAGCTGCTCGAATATCTCACCGAGGCCCTTGTTGTCCTGCCTGAACGGGGTCGCAGTGAGCCCTATCACGATGGCCTTCGGGAACCGCGAGACCACATTGCGATAGCTGTCCGCCATCGACGAGTGAGCCTCGTCGACAAACACGATGTCAAAGTCCAGCGGTTCCGGGCGCCGATTCAGCGTCTGCACACTGGCCACCTGAACTTGTGCCTCGGGATTCGCTCTCGCGTCGTCCGCGCGTATGACCCCCACATCGAGCACACCAAATTTTTCGACCTGGCGTTTTGCTTGGTTTATGAGCTCGATTCGGTGCGCCAAGAAGAGCACCCGCTTGCCCCGCGCGACGGCACTTCGGATGATAGAGGCTGCCACAACGGTCTTTCCCCCGCCCGTCGGGCCCACCATAAGGACGCGCTTCGCACCAGATCGAATCGCTTCCCGCAATTCGTCGATGCCAGCTTGCTGATACGGCCGCAGAACAGGCGCCGTGAACATGTCGAGACTTGTTTGCATCAGGCAGCCGTAGATTCTTTGAGCACACGGGCGGCCTCCTTCAACAGCGCGCGGCGCGCCCATTCGGCGAATGAACGGTGGTGCTCCAGGTCTTGCGCACGTTTCATGAGCTTCTTCTCGTCGGCGGATAGCCGCACGAAGACGCGCGGTGGAGTGGGAGGCTTTTTCATGTCTCTCAGAGTAACCTAAGTGCAGTCTATGTGCAACCTACTTGACAGCACTATGCAGTCGCATTACATCTTGGAGCACGAGGTGAGACGATGATGAAGTGGTGGAGGAAACGGACGGCGCTGCGCGAGTTTGCAGCGACCGATGGGCTTCTGTTGCCCTGGTGGTGGGGGAACGCCCGATCGCTTCAATTCCTGTTCGATTGGCGGCTGAAACAGCTGGTCAAACAAGAGCAGCAATCAATTAGACTCCGTTTGGGTCAAATAAAGGGGTGCGGCCCATGAGCCTCGATGAAGGGTTCATCAAGGCCTACGTCGCAGGCGCCGATACCGCGGTCGAAATCATCATCAAGATGGTCAACCGCCATGGGACGAAGATCGATCGCGATGCTCTCCTCAAGGAGCTCAAGGGTTTGGCTCGAGGCGAACAGCTTCGCGAGGCCATTCGGGCTACGAGGCGCTCATGACCAGCGCTCAGAAGGTCTACGAAGAGCTACGCGTCAGGTTGGACTGGAAACAGGCTTGGGTGAACCTGCCGGCGCTGGACAAGCTGGCCTGGGAGCAATCGGTGAAGATTGCGTGGTGCGATGCGATTGTGAGTGTGGAGCGCTTCTGCGCGCTCCGGAAAGTGACGGGCCAGCCATGAAGGTGCGAGTTGGACAGATTTGGGGGGACCGCGAGTTCCCCGGCCTCGAGTTTACGGTGACCTACATCGATGGGAATTTCGCCATTTTGAACGGCGCGTGGAATCGCACGATGCTGCTCCTGGCCGGGCGCTCATCGAGCTCGTGGTGGGTTTGCGTATGGTGCCCCCATGAATCCGCAGCGTGACGCGGACCTGGCGCTCGTCGAGCGAGTACTGGCCAGCGAGCTTTCGGATGGGCAGCGGGCAAAAATCGAGGACATGCAGGACGTCCTACGCCAATATCTGAACCTGAAATTGACCACCAAACAACGCGCATGGGCGAAGGGGCTGATAGATGAGCCCGAATACAAGAACCTGATGAGCACGGGCCAGTGTCCGCGGGGCCGCGAAGTGGAGCTCGCCCCGGCGCTCAAAAACCTGCCCAAGCGACCCCCAACGAGGAGACAAGACGATGAGTGACAAAAAGAAGAGCCTCGGCCAGGTGGCGTTCGAGGCGTGCATGGCAATTGATAGTCGGCGGCCAAGATGGGATGAATGCCCGCAAGTGCATACCAGTTGGGAACGCGCCGCACAAGCCGTCGCGGATGCCCTCAAGATTAGGACATGTCCGGCAAAGGATTGCAATGTATGTGACATGTGTTGGAAGTTGGCCATTGCTGAGGGCAAGGCCGAAGGCGCCGCCGAGATGCGCGAGCGGTTGGCGCAGATGCTTGAAGAAGCTGCACGCGTCGAGAAGGCAAAGTTCGGGGAAAACGAGCTATATCATACCAACTTGCATTTCGCGAAAGCCATCCGCGGCGGGGGGGGGCCATGAGCACCAAAAAGAAGACATTGGGCAAGGTGGCGCACGAGGCGCACTGGTTAGCCATGAAATGCCCCAGATATGCCGCGCTTTGGGACGTTCAACATAAGACAGTCCAAAACGCCTGGGAACGCGCCGCCCAAGCCGTCGTGGCGCACCTCGTCGCAGACATGAGCAGCCCCGAGAACGAGGCCATCTTCGACATTATCAGGGAAAAGCTATTCTCGGAGGAGCGTGAACGAATCGCAGAAGCCATGCTCGCGCGGGAAGCCCGCGGTATGACGCCATGCTTTCTCCCCGCTGTCGTGCCTGATTACGCGCGCTGGATCCGCGCCGGAGGGAAGCCATGAGTGTGTGGCTTGATTCTCACGCATGGGGGTGCGCGATGTGCGCCATTGGATTTTTGGTTGGCTACACATATGGGCTTTGGAGCAAACGATGAGCAAGCCGTGGCTGGAAACGTGGGACAACGAGTTTTTAATCGGCGCAAAAGTGGATCAAGACGAAGCAGCTTGCCAGATAGCGATGGCCGCTCCCGACATGTGCCGCGTGCTGCTGGCGGTGGAGTGGCAAGGAAGTCGACTTCCAAAGCAGAGCTATCGGGGGCCAGCATGGGCGGAGCGCTGCTGCGCGTGTTGTGAGAATACTTCGGGGGAAGGGCATGAGCCTCTCTGCCACATCGACGCCGCCCTTACCAAATGCGGCCTCGCAACCCAAGAGCAGCGCGACGAAGCGCGGAAGGAGCTGGGGATATGAGCTGCATTTGCGATGCGTGCGAAGGGCGCACGGACAAGTGCAATCGAATCTGTGAACTGGAAATTATTGTGAATGATTTGAAAGCGCGCCTCCAAGGCACCGAATTGGCCATGGCATGCATCGTCGCCTACCTACGCCGCCCCAACGGCGACAACAGCGAGTGCAGCGCCGAGCGCGAGATGTTGGCGCAGCGCATCGAGCGCGGGGAGCACCTGAAATGAGGCTCCGCGGGCTGGAGAAGCGCCGCAAGACAGAGGACGAGAAGCGGGTGCGCAAGTGGAAACGCACCAGTCTGAAAGACTTGGACAAGGAATACACCTGGTACGACAAGGCGCGGGACGAAGACTTCGACCACGTGGGAGCCGGAGGAATAAATGAGTGACAATACAATCGACGATGCGTATTGCGCCGCTGTCAATGCGGTGAGGAAATACGGAGTCGCATGGGGTGACCGTGTTGCTGAGGCACAAGCCCAAACCGACACCTGGAAAAAGTCTGCCGAATCGTGGAAACGGGCATGTGAGGAGGCGAACCGCGCGCTGAAAGAGAAGCTGGCGGAGGTCACGACCCAATACGACAAGATGGTCGACTTCGCGGAGGAGTGGAAAAACGAGGCTTATTCTCGTCGCGAAGAGCGCGACGCTGCACTCGAAGAGGGCCGCGCTCTGAGAGAGAAGATCGGCGCGGTGGAAAGCGAGCGCAATGATGCCATCGAGCAATGCCGTCTTTTGCGTCTAGGGCGCGTGCCCGTGACGCAAGCCGAGCTCGAGGCGGCCCACCCCGAAGTCGGCGAGCAGCGACACGCCATCGCTACCTTGGACAAGCTCGTGCGCGCGGCTATCGGCGACTACGAGGAGCTCCGCATTCGGATCCGAGCACTGGAAGAAGCGAAATGATTTACACGCAATCCTGCCTGAGGACGTTTCGGAAATGCCCTCGGCTGTTCAAGCACGTGTACCTGGACTTGTATCGACCTATTCAGGAGGCCGAGCCGCTCCGCTTCGGGGCCATGTGGCATGAGCTGCGTGACCTGTATTGGACAGAGGGCTACGCGGCGGCTGGCAGGCATTCATTCGACGCGCAAGATGGCTTCGACACGGCCAGGCTCATCGCTATGCTTCGAGGCTATCATGCCCGATGGGGAGAGTTCATAAGAAGTCTTGACATCTTGGGAGTCGAGGCTAGCTTCTCGTTTGGGAATATGGCGGGGAAGTTCGACGCGGTGGTGCGAGAGAAGGGTGAATTGTGGGTAGTCGAGGAAAAGACGGCCGCGCAGGTCTCGGACGCCTACGTACAGCGCCTCGAGATCGACCCGCAGTGCAGCATCTACTTCGACGCTGCGGAGCGCATGTACGGCCAGCGGCCAAGCGGCATCATGTATTTCATCAACGTCAAGCCGGCCATCAAGCCGTTCAAAAAGACCGAGAACATCCGGCTGAAGAAGGATGGCACGCCTTGCGCCAACCAGCGTCTCGAAGATGAAACGCCGGAGGACTACTGCACGCGTCTCCTGGAGACCAACGCCGAAAAGCCCGAGCACTACTACCAGATGTTCCGCGTCCCGCGGCTCGCGCAAGACATCGAAGCGTCGTGGAACGATTGCCAGGATACCATCACGGATATCGAGCACGCGACTCACTGGCCCCGCAACGTCGACGCCTGCATCCACCCCTTCGGTGGCGCATGCGAATTTCTACCTGTCTGCGCGAACCGCGCGGACATCGACGATAAGATGCTTTACCGGAAAGCCGACCGACCCCATGAGGAACTATGATTGTAAAATTCAGAGTCACTTTCACCGTTGAGAAGCGCACCGACAATTCTGTCCACAATGGGCAAAAATGGAAAACGGACACCGAGACCGCAATTGCAAGCGAGATCAAAAACAAGTTTGAGCTCCCGTATCCAGCCCGCGTTACCGTTACGATGCTGAACCCATTCGTTGCAGAGGATGACGAATGAATATTGTATTGACACCTAAGGCGCTGATCGAATCGGCGCCCATCACGCTCGTATATGGCGAGCCCGGCGTAGGCAAGAGCACATGGGCTGCGGACGCACCTGACGTGGCGTTTCTGGCGCTCGAGCGTGGCGCCGAGCAGCTCCCCGTCCGGCGACTCCGAATCGGCCAGCGTGACCCGCAGACCTTTGAGGAGGTCCAGGCCATCGTCAACCACATCACGAACGAGAAGCCCGAGTTTGGCTCGCTGGCCATCGACACGGTAGACGGGCTGGAGCGGATGATTTTCGACCACGTGGCCAAGCTGGCCGGCAAGCCGAGTGTGGCAGATATCGCGTACGGCAAAGGGTACGACGCTGGCATCGGGCTCCTACGTCAGCTGATGGCGCGCTTCGAGCGCTTGAAGGATTTCGGCGTGCACGTCATCATCCTGGCCCATGCCAAGTTGGAAACCTTTCAAAACCCCGAGGGCGCGGACTTCAACTTCTGGGACCTGGAGCTCAACAAGCGCACGAGCGGTGCCCTGGTAAAATGGGCAGACTGCGTTCTCTTCGCGCGCCGCGAGCAGTATGCGCTGGAAGAGGGCGGCAAAGTGCGAGGCGTCGGCACCAGTGTGCGATTTTTGAACACGCAAAAATCGCCCACATTCGTCGCGAAAAACCGCTACAATTTGCCCGACAAGCTACCGCTTCGGTGGAGCGAGTATGCCGCGGCACTCGCCGCCTACAAGCCGGCCGACCCTGGGGAACTTCTCACGGCGGCGAAAGAGATTCTTGGCCGGCTCCCCGAGGAGGTCCGCATCAAGGCGCAAGATGCGCTTTCTAAAATTGGTGTGACGGATGCCGTTGCACTTTCGAAGTTCGTAGATTTTGCCAAGGCGAAGGTGATGACATGAGAGCTGGATGGGATAAATTTCGAGTGATTGAAGCGGACCTCGCGTTCACCAGCGAGCAAAAGCCGCAGGTGGCCGTCCTTCTCGAGGCGGTCGCAGGCGATTCCGTAGGCGAGCAGGTCACGTGGTACGGCAGCTTCACCGAGAACGCGCGCAAGAGCACCATCCTAGGGCTGCGCGCCATCGGCTGGAAGGGCGACGACATCTCCAATCTGACCACGGTCACCGGGGAAGCAGAATGTCTGATTCAGATCGAGCCCGGCCAAGATGGTGTCGCGCGCCCGCGCGTGCGATTCGTTGGTCGTGGCGGTGGCGGCTTGGCGGTGAAAAATCGCATGAACGAAGACCAGAAAAAGGCGTTCGCTGCGAGTCTCAAAGGCCTCATCCTTTCGATGTCCTCCCCCAATGGCGGTGGACAAAAGGCGGATGACGACATACCCTTCTGAGGTCATCATCATTCCTCTCCTTGTGGTCACGGCGGCCCCCCTTGCGACTCACCCCGCAAGGGGGGTTTTTTATGCTACCGTTTTGAGCATGGTCGACGAGCTGCGCGCGCGCATCGAAGCACTCGAGAATGCGTTGCGACCATTCGCGGCCATCGTCACGTTCGTAGACCCGTCGATGCGCGATGGGCGCGAAATCAGTGTCACGTTTGCCAAACGCGACGAAGGGCCATCGAGCGCCCCCATGTGGGAGACACTCGACGCCCTTCCGACAGTCGCCACGGTGGGAGACGTACGTAAGGCTGCGCGCCTCCTAGGACTTCCCGAGCGCACGCCAGGCGGTCAGTAGTGCGGTCCGCGTCTGCGGACCTGGCAGGCCATCCTGGTCGAGCCCATTGGCCTCCTGGAAGACCACCAGCGCATCATGCGTACGTGGACCCATGAGCCCGTCGAGCTCACCCAACTGGTAGCCGAGGTCCTCCAAGAGAGCCTGGATGCCGCGCAGCGAGGCAACGTCGGGCTTGTTGGGGAAGGTGCCTGTCACTTCGCCCAGCGGCTGTAGCCCGAGCTCGGCGCGCATGCGGTCGCGGATAGCGATCCACCGCGGACCGCGGCACGCATGCATGATGGCGGAGTCGAGCTCCTTGACCTGGATGGCGTGGTTCCCATCCTGGTCGAAAGCGCTGTTCACGGAGAACAACGTCGGACGGCGCCCGTCCAGGCAGATGGGCGAGCCCTTCTCCGCCACGAGCACGGCATCGGGATTGGAGGCCAGTGCGATGTCCGCCGGAAGGAACGTCCAGAGGTAGCACGCGACGCGTGTGCTGAGCTTCGAAGCACCAGGCGCGTAGTACTTTTCGGCCCATGGGAGCTGCTCTGTTGCCGTGAGTGCACGAAAATCGCCGTCGAAGCCAAGACCCTTGAGCGTGTCGGGCATCGCCTGGAAGATGCCGCTCGCGCCCCCATGGGGGTTGTAGGCGTCGGGCTTCACTGAGCTTTCACTCATCCACACGCTCAGCAGGAAGAACGAGTCCACGTGAAGCCGGTCACTCACCTCCGCGAGCTCGGTGAAGAACGAATCCTCCGGGATGTTCACAGGCCCATCTCCTTCTTCACCTTCGCATCGTAGGCCGCCGTAATCGCAGCCTCCACCGCCGAAAGAATTTCCTCCTTCGTCAGCTTGCCATCCTGAACCGCCGAGACGATCAGCGAAATGACCTGCTGATTCTGCTCGAGCAGCGCGATTCCCTCGAAAATAGCTGTCAATACCGTAGGCATTTTGCTCTCCTATAGTCCAGCATCCGATTTGCAAAACAGATATGCAGCATAACCCTCCCCGCCACAATAGCCCGCCGCGCCCCCATCGGCCTGGCACGCGTTCTTCGTTGCAACCGCCCTGTCGTCGCATCGCTGAAGGGTTAGCACACGATTGGCCTCGCGTGTACCATCTGCCGCCGTAAGCGACGTGCCTCCGCAATGTGTCAATACAACTGCCGTTGCGATGGCAACAGAGATAGCGATGATGATTTTCATTCCTTATTCTCCTTCTTTTCGGTCAACGACCGTGTGAGCGCGAGTGCCACGGTGCCCAACGCCGCAACGATGGTCGTCGCCATCTCGAACGGCGTGCGTGCGTTCACGCGCATGATGTAGCCGATGCTCAACATCGTGATGGCCAGCACGATGGCTGGCACGAGCTTGCTGTTCAAAAAGTCCTTCATGTGCCTCTAAAAATGTATCTTGCTGAAAATCCACGCGACGCCTGGGCCGATGACGCCCGCAGCTCCTGCCGCGCCCACGACCGCCCACTTGAAGCCCTTGATCATGCCGATGAATTCCTGCCGCTCGACTCGCAAACTTTGTAGCTCTTCGAGAAGGTCTTTCACATCGGACTTAGTTGTCTTTACATCTTCTTTCAAGCGGTCCAGACTTTCCACGTCGCGCTTGTCCAGCGAATACAGGTCCGAAATACGCGTATCGAGCTTCTCGAGCCGGGTCGTCATTTCCCGCTCTTTGCGTCGCCGTTCGGCCTCGTATCTCTGCCGCTCTTCCGCGCGCTGTTCGCGCTCGCTCAGGAATTGGGCAAGCTTCTCCTGTTGGGCGGCCAAGACCTGGTCGGCCTTGCGATTGAACAACGCCGTCGCATCCGATTCGGAAAGACGTTCACGGCGCGTCGAGGGCGTATCTTCGTCGTCATAGCGCGGCACTTCGCTGAAAATGCTAACATTATCCGGCCCACTGCGCACGTCGATTGTAGGCCCACGAGATGAGCTGCGCGCGGTCTACGCTGGAGAGGGGGGCCGAGAAGACCAGCAGGGTATCGAGCTGCATCGTGCTCCCCAGCGACCCACCCGCGCGCCCGAAAACTGACAGCTTGTACTTGCCCAGCGCGTTCGCGTTCGGCGCGTCAATTCGTGTTGCAGTGGCCTCGACACCGTCAATGAGAATGTCCCCCTGCCCACTGGACTTGGTGTTGTCCAGCAGGAAGGTAACAGCCTTGATGCCTGGAAATGTGACCCCAATGGCGTTGGATAGGCCCACGTTTCCCTTTGCAATAATGCAAGGCGCGCCTGCAACGTCACCCGTCAACGCCCATGCGTCAGAAACTGACGTGTAGTCCGGAGAATATTCTACGACGATGGTTCCGGTGCTCGAGCAGTGATAGACCGCGAACGCTTCAAGCTGCGAGGTGAAGGACAGGTCCGCGGTTAGCGCGGTCGTCATTGCCGCCGCACCCGCGCCGTCGAGGCTCTTGTTCGGCGCGTTCCACGTGGGCCGCGCAGCCCCGCTCGCGGACAGGTCATAGGCCCACGTGCTCTTGTCCGACCATGCGCTCACCGCGTGCGTGTCACCTGTATAGACAATTGAGCTTCTGTCGGCTTCGTAGCGGAAGATGATGTTCCCAAGGAGGCGCGGGTCCCACGGCAAAGAAATGCCGGTGCGCAACGCGTACTGCGCGTAAATGTTGCGGATGATTCGATCCGCGTAGAGTTGGTGCCCCCAATCCGTCGGATGCAGGTTGTCCGAGGAGCTATAGATGCGATTGTCGATGGGGTCATGCCCGGTGAGCGCATCGAGCTCGAATTCCGCCATCAAAAAGTCGGTAGCCGTAAGACCTCTCACGTATGTATTGACATCTCTAACGGATTGCCTGTAGTCCTGAGTGACGGGGAAGCTGGGCGGGCCCGCAGGGAAATACGCAACAGGGTACATGGTGCATGCGCCGATGTACGACTGGTTTGCAGGCGTCCAGCCCGCCGCGCGGCGCGCGGCAAAGTACGCGTTCATGTCCGAGATGGTCAACGTGGTCGTGGGGCCCGAATCGAGCGCGCCGCCCGGCCCCGATTGGTACCAACCGATGCTGTTGATGACCTCTTCGTACAGCAAGAAATTCAGCTGCCCCGCTTTGCGGAGCGGGTCTATCTCAGTAGGCGCCAGGGGAAACAGCTGGTTACCACTGCCATCGCCCACATGCCCCGTGCGATATCCACCGTGCCCAATGGCCGTGAACGTGAAAATCTTCGGGTCCAGGCTGTTCTTGATGCGCGATGCGTGGTCCGTGATTCCGAGTCTCGTAGCATCCGCGCCAGCCACGAACGAGTGGCCGCTAAGCACCACGTTCGCCGGCGGATAGATGATGGCAGCCGTGCCACCGCGGCCCATCGAACTGAGGAACCTGCGGCGATTCATGAAAGCGCGTATCTTGTCCGCAGGTAGGTGGTCATCTGTCCCATGGTGGTGTCGTTGTGGAACGCGTTGAAATTGAGCGCATGCGGCGTCTTGAAGTTGGTGTTCAAGATGCCGGCCTGGTATCTGCCAATGGTCAGAAACGCGTAGCAAAGCTGGTCACTGTTCGTCCACGTACCGCGACTGACACCGTCGACGAAAAACTCGTTGGCCGTCGGACCATGTCGCCCCGCAGCGATGTGGTAGCCCTGGCCAGCTCCGCCCGGACGTGTGTCGACGGACCACGTCGCACCGTTGTTCGGAATGCTGTTCGTCCCAGTGCGCTCCAGGCGTAGGAAGCCATTGTCCAGTGAGCCCGGGTCCTGCTGGTCGAGGCGGAACGATACACGCGTGCCGCCCCCGCCCGTCGACCCGTACATCACACCACCGAAGGGCACGGTGCCCAGGTTGCAGTATACCATGTACCAGGTCCAGTTTGCGGACCCGTTCATGCCCCACGTAGACGACTCCTGGTACTGCGTCGTGCCGTTGTATGCGACCGCCTTATGCCCGTTGATGTCCGCGGTGAGAATCGTAGGTTGGTTCGCTCCAACGGCTTGGACCATCGACGTGGTGCCGAAAATGCTCGTCCAGGCAGCAGCGGTCGCGGAGTCTCCGATGAATTCGTCGAAATATCCAGCCGCCTGCGAGGGCACGAACGTACTGCCGCCGCCGCCTCCCAAAACGGGAAGACCCCGCTCTCGGCGAGACATCGCATGCAGGCGGCGCCGTCCCGGCATCCTGTCGACAATTTCCACCTGCATCACGACGCGCCAATCTGAAGAGACGACTCGCTGGACGGATAGAGCCGGAGAATGGCGGTGCCCGTCCCGGTGCGGACGATGAGGAACTTGTCGATACCTCTCTGGATGCGCACGTTGACCGCGCTGCTCGGTGGGATGAAGTCTCCGTACGCGTCGGAGAAGGCCAGCGGGCTACCTGCGGCGACGGCAAGCGTCGGGTCGAGCGCCGCCGATGTCACGTCCGAAAACAGGTAGTAGAGGTTCGTCGTGGCGTTGTCGTTTCTCAACGTGAGAAAGAGATGCTCGTTCGAATTTTGCTGAAATTTCTGAGCATTCAGAGTGAGACCCGTAAGCGCATACGCGCGCGGGGTGGCGTCCACGGTCAACGCGACGACCTGTCCACGGCGCGGAGGCTGGATGTTCGCGTCCTGCGAAACGGCTTCATTGATGACCATCGACATGATTATTTCTCCTCCAACGAATCGAACTTGCTGGTGTTGAGCGGAAGGCCGCCAGTTGACCCCCCGCTAGCTTGCCCCGCAGGTGATGGTGCCGCCATCGCCACGTTGGCCTGGAGAGCTTTCATCATCTTTGGATCTTGACTTGGATCGGTCACGATTCCGAGCAGAATCGACATGCGCTGGCGGGCATCGAAGGGGAGCGGGTCCTTCGACGTTTTGCGAACCTGGATGACGTCCAGCGCCTCTTTTTGGAGCGCGGCGAAGATGGCCGGGCTCACCGCTTGAACGGCTTTGGCCTGTCCTGGCGTGATGCGCCCGGAGGCGAACGCCTTGAGCACCACGAAGGGCTGCGTCGCCGCCTGGTATTTCTCCAAGAAGGCGTTCATGTCCGTGTCCGAGACCCGCGTCGGCATCATCATGCCGAGCGATGGGCGCACCGGGCTCGTAGGCATCTGCGTTACGAGGTACGAAGCCGCGCGTAGCGTCGCACGCCCGAGCGCCGAGCCGGTCTTGGGCAAGTGTGTGAGCGGCACCACGGCGCGCGCAGTGAGCGCATCAGCGTTCTGACTCACTTCCTGGACTTTCTTCACGGCATCGTCAAAGCGCTGCTTGAGCGGCTCCGCGGGCGACCGGTACGGCGTCTTGGCCGCCTTGGGCCCCTCGACAATGCCTTTCGCCGCAGCCTTTACCTCGGTGTCCGTTTTTTTGATGGCGGCTTGCGCGCGCTCGAACTGCGCCGCCTTCTCGAGCATTGCAGCATTGACATTCATATGGCCATACCACCCGCCAGAATTGAGCAGAAATTCCTTGCCAAAAGGCAGTTCAGTGATGGCATATGGCGACTTGTCGATGGCTGCATTCAACGCTTGCAAATCGGAAGGTGGCAACTGCTTGGCATGAGCCCATTCTTTGGCGGACCAATGCAGGTCACCCTTGGATTCGTCGGTCATTTCAAAACCCTTGTGACGGGCCCACGCATATGGTCCGACGTCCAGTGATGCATGAATGTTGACCTGCCCGACACCAAGTCGGTGATACGATTCAAGTGAAGATTTTTGAATTTCTGATCCGATACCTTGACCCTGAGCTGCGGGGTCAATTGACATGTACGAATGCTGAACTTCGAGCGGCTTCCCAGGGTCCTTGAAAAAATGGCGCTCCAATTGGCCAACCACTTTCCCATCCTTATCCAGAATTTCGGCAGTCACACCCAACGCCTTGATGCCCGTCATCTCGTTGATTTTTAGGCTGTACCCCTCTGGCACCCGCCACATGTTTTTCCAAAATTCAGCATCTGGCACCTTGTCACCGAAAATCTTGTGCCCAAGTGCTTCGAGGGTCTCATTGTCCGGATGATTCTGGACACCAATTTCTCGCATGAGAGAATCATCCATTTTCTGTCGAAACCCACCTATGGGCTCGGGTTCTTTCGCCTCTACCGGTATCGGATTCGGAACAGCGCTCGTGACCTTCTGGAGCGTGCCGCCCTCCTTCGTCGCTACGCCTTCTGCCGCAGCAGCCTCCTTTGCAAGGGCTTGCGCCGCCTCGGGGAGGCGCACCGTGATGCGCGACTTGCCACCGAATGCCGCGAGCCGGTCGAGTGCCGCGGCGGCGACGGCGTTCCCGCGCTCGCGCCCGAGACGATTGATGGCCGCACCCGCAGCACCGCCCACCATGCCGCCAATCATCGCCCCTGGCGCCCCGCCAACGAAACCTCCCACCGCGGCGCCCACGTGCGAAGCCGCGCCACCAGAAAGGTAGTCACTGAGCGAAAAATTTCGGTTCGTCGCCATGCGTGCCGTACTTGTCTCGACAGCATCCTTGGCGATTGAAAGCGCCTGGTAGTCCTTCTTCAGTCCAAGAAGCTCGGCTTTGGCGCCGGGATTTCCGGCTTCCGTAGCGGCCTTATCGAACGCATCGACAATGACGCCCTCGAAGTCCGAACGGATGCCGCGCAGCGCTTCGACGCGCAAGCTCGGGTCGAGCGCGCGCGTTTCTTTGTAGACCAGCTCATCAAGCGCCTTCCGCTGAAAGAGCGCGTCCTGAAGGGAAACCGTCGCATCAGCGTTAGCGCCCTCTTCCAGATGGCTCGTGAGCGAATTGCGGTAGTCTTCCAGCGACCGCACGACACCCTCAAAACCGGCTTTCTTTCGAATGGGCTCGATAGTCTTCTCGAGCGCGGTGTCGATGGTCTGAAGCGGGATGGTCGCATCGGAGGCCGCCGTAACCTCGCCGATTTTCTTACCAATTGCATCGACAGCTTCGTCGATTTTGGGAGCGATGTGCTCGATGCCTCCGGCCTTTGCGGCCGTCTTGATGTCTCCAGGGATGATGTCGTACTTTCCGAGCACCTCCCCAACCGTGTTCGTGCCGCCCTCCACCCGCGCATTCGCCTCGACGCTGAATTTCTTGAGCGGATCGAGCGCGCGCCACCGCTGGTCATTGGCCAGCTCGGTCAACTTGTCGGCATGCGTGGAGGCCATATCGTGAGCGAAAGACACCCCGCTCTTTGCCAGCGAGCCACCACCGCCGAGGAGGCCACCGAGCAGAAGCCCCCCCTCGGCGCCGTGTGACGTTGCCGCCCAAATCTTTTCCGCATTGAGCTCGGGATCCCCGAGCGATTCCTCGGATGCCTCCTGGATGCCGGAGTAGAGCGCGTTCTCCACTGCGCCCTGCGCGCCGAGCTTCGCTGCACCGGCTGCCGCGCGCCCCAGCACGCCGCGCTCCGCAAGACCACCCGCGAGCCGCTCAGCCACACTCGCGGCGCCCTTGCCAGCGCTCCCGAGGAGACCGAGCGGCGTGGTAAGCGCGCCCGCCCCCTCGCCCGCGAACGCGCCCCCGACCATGCCCGTGACCTCGCCCGCGGCGTTCACCAACGGGTGCTCGGCCTTCTCCCGCGCGGTCGTCGCAGCGTATTCCTTCCCCGCAGTCTCCCCGTAGATGGCCTTGCCGAGGCTTGAGTCGAGAAGCGCCTTGTCCGCGGCCTCGCTCAGCCCCGCCGTCGCACCGCGCATGACGCCGCGAAAGCCGCTCTCCAGCGTCTCGCCGACGTTGTAGATGCCCTCGCCGACCTTATAGAGCGCGGACTGCTGCGGCCCTTCCTGGGGCGCCTCGGCAAACCCTTGCGCCTTGGCGGCTTCAAGCTGGTCTTCCGGGATGGTTCCCGGACGGCCAGACGGGTCGAGTACATTGACGTCCGCCATTATTTACTCGGCTTGAACTTGATGGGAGGAGGCGCCAAGGCCTGGCGGTTGGCATCATATTCCTGCGCGGCCTGGAGCCCTCCACCAGCTTTGATGTTCGCCGCGCCCTTGTTCAGAACGTCCGCGAACGAGTCAAGCACTTGCTCCCGAGACTCCTTGTCCTTCGCGCCATACAGCTTCGCGCTGTTCCGGACCCATTCATCCGCACTCACTGCGCCGCCCGACGTATTGTGGATGTCCGCGTTGGCCAGCGCTTGGAACGCTTGCTCGCGAGCCGTAGCCTCCGGCCCGTACGTCTTCTCGAAGAGAACGGGCGAGCGCTTCCACATCTCCGTTGCGATGACGCCGGTGCCCTTGTCGCCAGCAGCCTGCGTAGCCTTGCGGGCGCTGTTCAGGAGGCTTTCTGTTTGCGGGAACCCTCCCTGCTGGAGCTTGTCCGCGATGAAGCGCCGGTTTTCATCAGCATGGTCGCCGCCCTTCGCCGCGGCCTTGCCCGCAAGCTCTTGCCCCTGAAGCGACTGCTTCGCGCGGTATTCCGCGTATTCCTTGCGCGTCATCTCGACACCAAGCTCCGGATCGAGGTACTTGTCTTCGCCCTTGGTAGCCTGGATGAGTTTGATGGCGCCCGCTTTCCGGTCATTCGCGTCCGCACGAAGGTCTGCCGCCATCTTCGCGCCATTCGCCTGCTGATCTGCGAACTTCGAGCCCGCCGCTTCCTGGTCGATCTGCGCCGCCACCTTGTCGCGCTGCGCGGCGGCCATGATTTGCGTTGCCGGCTCGAGCCCGAACTGGCGGACCATGTTGTCGAAATGCTGCTGGGCGGCATCTTTGACCGCCGCAGCGCCTTTCGTCTGCTGTTCGAACCGCATTTGTTTTGTCCGAAGGTCCCGATCCATATCGGCCTGGAGCATTTGCATCACCGGGTTCGGACCACCTTGTCGCGAAATAGCCTGCCCCATGCCCGCCAGGCCGATGGCGATGGCATTCCCCATGTGCTGAAATGTCGACCGATCCGCCCAATAGTCCGTGATCGGCGCAACATTCTGCGTCGCTTTCGTCGCATCCTGGACCTTCTGATTCGCCTCGGCCGCCGACTTCTGCTGCGCAGCCTGGAGTGCTGCGGCGTCCGCCACGCGCTTGTCCGCATCGTCTTCGCGCACGCGCGCAGCGAGCATGGCCTTGGCGGCCTGCGTTTCGTGGATGCTCTCAGCTGCGCCAACGCCACCCACGCGCTGCTCGAGCGCTTGATTGTTGAGTGCGAGACTCGTCGGCCCCACCTGGAGCTGTTCGTGCGCGGGGAGCGCCCCCGCGCCCCGGAGGAGCGCGGTCTTCGGCAGACCGGGTGGCGCGGGCGCCACTGGGGGCGGAGACGGGGGAGGCAGATAGGAGCCGGGCCCCGCAATGCTCACCGGCGCGGGGGGTGCCGCCGTGAACCCTCCCTCAGCCGGCGGAAGCGGCGCGGGTGGTGGTGGGGGCGGCGCCTGCGATACCAACGGCTCGCTGGACGCAACGGGGAGATTCGCAGGCGTGAAGTTCGCGGCATTCGGGTCGGGCGGTGCGTTCACGTAGTTCGACGCGTAGGCATCGACCGCGGGCTGCATTCTGCTCATGAATTCTTCGGTGGGCATCAGACTGCCTTCGCCGCGGCATTGCCTGCCATGCCGCCTGCGACACCACCAGCAGGACCCCCGACGACCGTGCCCAGAACCGTGCCGCCGGCGGTGAGCAGACCCCCGAGTAGCGCGTTGCGATTCGAATTGTCGATCTGCTGTTGCTGCATGTTCTGGTTTTGACCGAACTGATAGGCGCCCGCATTCGCCGCTTCGCCAGCCTGCTGCGCATTTAGCTGCTGATTGAACACGCCCTGACGCATCGACTCGTAGGCGAGCTGGCCCTGTTGAGAGAGCGCTGCCTGCTGCTGCGCGAGCTGCGCGGCGAGCCCGCCCTGCGTTGCATAGGCCTGATTCGCCAGAGTTCCGTACGCCTGTTGCGCGCCGATTTGCTCCTGAGCACGCGCCGTCGCAGCTTGCCCAAGGCTGGCCGACTGCTGCTGCGAGGCATTGCTCCCCGCCAGCTGTTCGGCCGCAACGAGGTTTGCTCCACCACCGCGCGCGCTCGCAGCCTGCTGCATCTGAGCTTGACGTGCCTGGGAAAGGCCTTGCTGCATCTGCGCATCCGCGATGCTCGGTCCCTGTCCGCTGGCCCGCTGTTGAAGCATCGAGAGCGCATTGTTCGTGTCGCCGCCATACTGACCGGCAATGTTGTTGTAGTTGCCGAGGTTCATTTGTCCGGTGTTCTGGCCCATCTGCGCGTAACGCTGCTCTTCGCTCGCAGCGCCCCCCATCTGGCCACCATATTGGTAGGCGAGCGGGTTATTAACGTTCGTCCAATCGCGGATGTCGACGCCGGGAGTGGGAGTCAATGACCCATATTGGAAGCCACTTGGCGAGCCCGGAGTGGTCTGCCAAACTTGGCCATGCGGGTCTCTTCTATAATAATTCGCAGATTGATCCGACGCTGTCTTGCCCTGCATAGCCGCTGTTATCTGAGGGGCCATCTGATTATAAAGATCGTCAGCTACGGATCCTCCTATCCCATTATGCAAGTGATCCCACAGCTCTTGCAACTGCTGCTGAGCTTGTGTCGATGCGTTGGAATTAGGATTGTTTATCCCACCAGGCGTCGCGGCTTGCGTAGGTGGAGTATATGTCCTTACCTGCGGCTGGCCCTGTCCCTGAGCCGGGGGAGACTGCGGCGTTGTCCCGGGCCCCGCAGGCGTTGGCTGCGTTTGCGTTGGCGTGGGCTGCGGTGTCGGCGATGTGTTGCCGGCCATGCCCGACGCCTGCGGCATATCAGTCTGCGTCGCCAACGAATTCACTACCTGATTTGCGAGCGCCATGGGTCCCTCAGCTCTTGTTTGTTGCCGGAAGCTTGAATGTTTGATTATCGCGCGGATCGAGCTCGACGGCCAGCCCTATCCACCGTGCAGCGAAGCCCGTTCCCGGCGTGATGGGTGCGGAGTCACTGAGCTTGATGCGCATCGACTGCGCGCGGTGAATGCTCGTGTCGAACGAGAACTGCGGCGCGCTCATCGCCACAATCTGGGCGTCCGTAAACGCTGCGGTCATGTACGGCGACGCCTCGTAATCCTTGAAGAAGGAGGCCAGCACGCCGTACGCATCGAGGCGCGCTTGCTGGACGGTCCATTTTACAAACGAGACGTTTCCTTGGAGCCCGAGCGGGTGCACCTCGCCGATTGAGATCGACATGGTCACCCATCCGCCATCATCCAAGCCGATGGCCGGGTTCTCATAGAAGACGCGGCTCGACACGTTGACACCATTGGAGACGAGCATGAATTGCATGCCATTCGCCACCGTCTCGCTGATAATGTACGAACCCGACTGGTCACCAGCAGACAAAATGGTGTCTCGCGACCAACGGTCGGTGGCGTAGTCGTAGACCAACCGAACACCGAGCGTGCCCGCGGTGTTCCCGCAATCGAACGCGCAGGTGCGCCCGTCGGGGTGGATATTGGTTCCCGTGATGATGGGGAAGTTCGCAAGGTCCGTCTGGACACGCGAGCCAGCTTGCTCGGCGGCCACCTGACGTTTCCGATCCATCAATTGGATACCCGCGCGCGACTGGTACAGCGTACCCACCTGCGTCACCACCACACTGCGCGGCTCGATACATCCGAAGTCCGTTGCAACGCGGTTCGGCGTGTCAACGTCGTTCTGCTGGCCGAAGTCGTTCGGGCCATTTGCCTGAAGAAAATAGAGCCTGTTTTCCGTGGAAATGTACAGCGTATCGTCCATCACCCACATGGCGGTGATGTCGCCGCTCTCCTCAAGGGGGAGCTCGAAGGCATCCGTGAAGTTGACCGTGCTGCCAGTGACGAACGACTTCGAGTAGTTGACCGTGTGCCCGTACGCGACCCATATGCGATTCCTGTAGGTCACGCACGCCGTGAAGCCCGAGGGCATGACATTCGGGAACACTCCGGAATCCGTATAGAGCTCCTCTGTTGCTGTAGTGGCGATCAGCGTAGTGCCATTATCAAGTACAGTGATGTATTGTTGCGTTGTATCGTTTGTTGGCTCCAAACCCTCAGAGAACAGCCTAAGATAGGTACCGGACAGTGGTCCGGAAGACACTTGTCTATACAATACAATGCGAACGGATGTGAAGCTGTTGCCTGCATTCTGGCGCGCTGTCACTGTCAATGCAGGAATCGTAAGCGTCACTGATGCGATCCCAGTGCCACCAGCGACGACCACTGACATCGCATCACTCGGAATCGACTGATGCACGAACCCATTCGCATCTACGAATTCGTACAGCGCACGGTACAAATACGTGCCGTTTGCCAGGGCCCCACCAGTGAGAGAAACGGTGGAATCTAGCGCTTGTGGCCAATATGAAAATGAGACCTCGGCCAGACGAGATTTATCCCAATAGAATCCGGGAGACATGAACACGGTCTGTCCAAGACGCGCATTCAAAAATCTGTTCTGCGGATTGAAGTCGATAACATGAGAAGACAGAGACACCCTTTGCCTATTGTTTCGCCGGATGATGGCGTCGCACACCATGAACCCATTCCCCAAGTTTGCCGTCGACGGCACACCCCACAAAGGCAATACCGAAGAGAAAGATTGAGGTACGGCGGCGAACCTTGGTGCCTGCCAGGTGATGGGCCTCGGGGACCATGTGATGGGAGAGGTGTCAATACCTAGCTCCAGCAACATGTGGGTATATTGTGCTGGCGTGGTCGCATTGGCCGTATTGGCGATGGCGCCCCCGACCAATGCGAACACGTAAGCGCGCTTGGGCGAAATAGAAGACCCGAGCCCCCTGACGAATGGCTTGCTGGCGGCGACCACCCAATATGCTGAACGATTCGGTGCGGATGCATTTCCGATAACGTTTGCGTTGATATCGTAAACAGGAAAAACGCTCAGCGGCTTTGAATTGGCGAAGGATGATATAGAAAAAATTCCGTTATTCGTATTCTCGTCAACCGCCACACCTACAAGTTGGATACCACCTGCGGACGTTCCGGTGTAGGTTGTGAACGGCGCTGCGAACGCCATAGACAGGGACGCATCCAGGGCGACCGCTCGCACGGCATTGGAGCCGGTGGACGTGTTGTGTCGGCAGTAGGCAGCCCACGTGATGGCGTCATCGTGACGCGCAGATATTGCGAGTCCGACATTCACCGAATTGGGAGCGGATACAACTTCCAAATTGGTGGTGGCCACCGATGCGAGTGACGTGTTGTACTTCGTGGCGTTCACGGTTCCGGAGGCACTGCAAATAAGATAAATGAACGTATTCGAAGCGCACACCGCAAAGTCACCTTGCAAGTCCGAGCGCAGGGTTGTCCGCGAGCCCCAAACCATGTTCACGCGGTCCCATTTTTTGTAATACAGATTAAAGGGAGCGGTGCCTTGCGTATTGTCGCACCACATCAGATAGACAGACGTGCCGCAAGCAACGAGTTTTGGTGGCCACCAAGTCCCTGTCCCGGCCTCGGATTCGGAAGACACAATCATCGATCCAGTCGATGCGTCTTCTACAGTTGTATAGACATCATTCAGCGCTGAAGGGCCGAACATGGGGTTTGCACCCATGAGCCATGCGTGAAAAATCAAGCCATCAGGTGAGTAGCAGATATCCTGCCCGAAGAGCTGATACTGAGATGAGCTTATTGGCCTCAGTTTGCTGACAGCTTCGGGCGCCAGCCCGCGCTCAATGAGGAATTGCGCTAGGCCCGTGCCGGCCGCAATCGAACGGCTACCGATGTGGTAGCCATCCGTGACAATGAGCTCGTTTTCGTTGGCGATGAGCTTCCCCTGTACACCAGCGGAGAAGGCGCGAGATGTGTTCGCAAAAAAGTTCGTGAGATTGGAGATGCCCGGACGTTTCTCGACGCCACCGATTTTGTTGTAGCGAACGTTCACCGCTTCCAGCACCTGCGCACCCGCCTGCGTTTGGCGCGGGTGCGTGCGCTGATCCATCCCCGAGTCGAACGTGACCTGCATGGTCTGCGTTGTCTTCTGCGCGCCCGTTGCCATCTAAGCCACCTTCAGCATAATCGTGCAAGCGTTGGAGCTCTGAATCGAGATGGTGTTCGTGTCCCACGCGGTGCGTTGAAACAGCCCGTAGCCGCCCGTGACGTCGATGACGGACCATTCCGTCGGTTGGCGCGCGAGCTTGTGCTGGATGACCTGCACTTGCCCGATGGCGAACGTGAACGGTCCCAAGATGTTTGGCGGGGCGCCGCGCTGATTGACCGCCAACTGCGTCCGACGCTGCGTTGCCTGCATGGCCAGCGTCTGACGGTCATCGGTCTGCTCAATGGCTTGCGGGAGCCTGGTAACGGGCACGGTCATGGGAGCGGGAACCTCCGGCGGCCGAAGCCGCGTCGACCACCCAACCACCACTTGTCTCCTCGAACGTCCACCATGTGCGGCGCCTCCGCGGCGTTGCGGTCGCCCTGGATGGCCTCGAGACGCTGTTTGGCCTCCCCTGCCAGCTGGCTGGCCATCGCCATGCGTTGATCGTCTCCCTGCTTGATGGCGACCAACTTGCTCGCCCAGCACACCACAAATTCTTCGAACCCATCAAGCCCATCGAACGTGTCGCTGTCCGAGATGAGGGTTCGCGATGCCGGGATGAAATTGATGGTGACCGTGTAGATGCCCTGCGGCCTCGGCCGGAACGAAATGCTGTCGCCCACAATACGATAGCCCGGATCGCTCACCCAATCCCAAACGCGTGGCTCGACGAGCCCGTCGGTCTCGAACTGCTCGTAGATGCGCAAAACGCGCTCGCGGCCATCCTGAAGATAGAATACCTTCGTCAGCTCCAGAAACGTCGTGGGCAGGGCATAGAGCTCCTGGTTCGACACCGTCGTGATGGTCGACGATGTCTCCAGGTAGCCCTGCCCACGCATCTTGATAAGCTCGACTTGCAACTGCGCCAGGCCCTCATTGATGTAGTCGTTCAGCTCCAGGTCCGGAAACCGAGCCACCTCGCTCTCAATGTCGCACCGGCGCCGGACCCGTGTCCGCAACTGGAGCTGAGTTACAAGTCGCATCGACTACTTTCCTCCGCCGTAGCTGTCAATACAAGCGCGAATCGCGCCCTTCATGGCGGTCATGAAGCCATCTTCGTCGTCTTCTTTTGCCGCGGAGAAAGCCTCCTTGAGGTAGGAGTCTTCGTCGCCACCACCCTCCCCCTCTTCGCTGTCCGGGGGAGCCTCCTCTTCATCATCCTTCGGGCCCTTCCCGACGAGAAGGGCCAGACCTTTGAGCGAGCGGGCCATCAGAATTGCAACCCTTGCTCGTCGAACACGATGCTGATGTAGATGATATCTCCACTGGTCGGATCGGTTGGTGAGCCAGACCCGTTACGGGTCTGAAAAACCAACTGTCCGTTCGTGTTCGTCGTATCTGTCAATACAACTGGCTCCAGAATTTCCGTGCCCTGCTGGAGCATCGACGATGTCCAGCAAACCAGTTCCTTCGGCGTGCGATCGAAGGTCATCAGGTACTGCCCTGCCGACTGGCGAACGGGTGGTGCGCTGTCCTTCAACCACATGCCTCTGACCTTCGCGACCGCACCCGTGGTGCCGATGGTGATTTTGTAATCGCAGCCCACCGTGCCAGGGTTGGCCCTGCGACCCATTGAGAGAGGCGCTTGCATCAGTTCCTCTCGATGTCCACGTCGACCGTGAACCACGAAGTCGCTGCGGACAGCGCAACGCCGGTGCCGCCCTTGGCGATGGCGACGGTGAGCACGTCATCCACCGCGAGCTGCACGTTGGCCGGGGTGAACGCGCTGGCGGGCAGCTTGAGCGGCACGAAAGCCACCAAGTTTCCACCCGCCACGTTGGTTGTGAACGCCGCGATGACGGTCTGCGCACCCGCGCCCGTGCGTTTGGCCACCGTGATGACCGCATTGTTTGTGTTGTCGCCCGTGACCGCGATGGGCGCCGTGATACTGATGCCCCTCACATAGCAGGAGCGGCGCACGTGGTCGATGACCGATTCGGTTACCGCCGTACCAGCAACGCTGTTGGCAATCTGCGCCACATACGTCTCGCGAAACGTGCTGCGCACGTCATCGTTGATGAGGTCCGAATTGCTCCCGACCTCTGCTCCAATCAATTTAGCTACATCACTCATGGCTCAGGCTCCCGCCGTGTGCTGAATGGTTGCGTTGAAGGAGGGTGCTTCGCAGTAGACTTCATCGTCTCCCACGAAACGGCTCTCCCACGAATCCTGGTTTTCTTCCATCATCGGGCTTTCGATGAGGGAGACCATCTCGTTCGTGCTCGCGAACGTCCAGGTGTCCAGCTGGAGCATCCAGCTGCGCCCCACGGGGCAATCCGGATCTGCAATCACGCGGATGTCGCCGCGCGGTCCCTTGACCACGATGGCGTCGTAGGACATGCCCGGCATGTACTTGCCAACGCCAGCCGACGGCGTGGTCTGGTAGATAAGCTTTCCCGCCTGGGAGAGCTCGATTTGCAGCTGCAACCACTCGGTCGTGGACATGATCCACGTGTCCGGTTTACCGCTCGCATCGACGAGCGCCGAGGCCGCATTGATGCCCGCCTGGAGCACGCCGCCGGCCGCAGTGCCGTTGATTCGGATGCCTGCGTAACGTTCCGGATCCTTCGTGCGGTCCGCAGCGCCGAGGAACGCCGTCGGCACCGTTAGGCCGGTGAGCGGGTCCGCCGCGCCAGGGTCGGCCGGCGTAATCCACGCACGTAGGCCGTGAAGCACGTTTGCGAAGACACCCTGACGGAAGATGAAGTCGTTGGTGGTGATGGCCGGGATACCAATCGAGAGAGAGGCCTCGCGCACCGTGATGGTGCCCTTGTTGGGGCCCGAGCGCACGACCTTGTCGACGGTGAGCTGTCCGGCGTTGATAGTGCCCGCCACCGAGCCGTCCGAGCCCGTGCAGGTGGTCAGAACCATGTCCTCCTGGTAGAAGCGGACCTTGGACGTGTCGCGCAACACAAACGTCTGCCCGGTGAGCGTGGTGCCCGAAGCCAGCTGGCCCACCGATCCACCGCCGTTGCCGAACAAGTACGAGCTGATGTCGCGCTTCCACTGAAGCACCGCGTTCCGCGACTCGCGCGCGAACGGCTTGACGATGACCGCCTTGTCCTTCTTCGCCTGGCGCAGCACGCGCCCGTCGATCGAGAACAGCGCGTAGTAGGTTTGCGCCACGATGTCGAAGCGGACCGCCTTCGATGGCGTCTTGTTCTGTTTTGCGAACTGGAAGTTCGGACCGACACCCTGAGGCATGCCAGTTCCGACTACGATATGCCGAACATCCTCGTTGAAGTCCGTATCCTTGGGCAGCAAACCCAAGGTGGGAGCTTCAGCGTACAGTTCCTCGATGATTGCATTTTGAGGCCAGATTTCCCGGCCAAGTTTCCACACGTATGCCTGAAGCGGCGTAGCCATTTAGACCCTCGACACGCGCCATCATTGCGGCATCTTCCGCATGACGCGAGCAGCTTGCGCGACGCGTTCGTGAAACGGCAGCAGCTTCCCACCAGTGGGAACGATGCCCGTTCTCGTAGACGCTTCGCGATTCGTGATGCTCTTCGCCTTGTCTTTGGCGGTCGTGGTCGTGGACTTCGTCTCTTCTTCTTCGGTAACTTCCTGCTCTTCTTCTTTGAGCAGATCTTGAGCTTCTTGGAACTCTTCTTCCAAAAGCTTCACGATGTCGTACAGATTATGCTTTATTTTGCGATGTGCAAGGCTATCGGAAATGGCGTTGCCACGTTTGATGACCGCTGCCTTGTTCTTCTTGAGCGCCTTCGCCGTAAGCTTCGCATCGCCGTCTGCGAATTCGGCAACGATGCCCGCGAATTGCTCGTGGACCGCAGCTTCTTGCTCTTTGAATTGCGACTTTTGGAGCTGCGCTTTGATATTTTCAAGCTCCTGCATGATGGGCCCGAGGTCCTTCTTCGCCTCGCGGGCCGCGAGCTTTGCCGGGTCTTTGGCTGAACTTAGCCACTCGACCAGCTTCTCCGGGCCGACCTTCTGCTCGAGCATGTCGAGCACACCAATCGGGTCCTCCCAAACCGAATCCTTCGACTTGAGGTGTTGCTCGTAGACCTGGAGCTGCTGTTCGCGAGCCGCGAGCTCTTGCTCCTTTGCACTCTTCGCCCGGCGCTTGCCCTGCTGCTTCCGTTCGAGCTCGGCCAGCCGCTCGATGCGCTTGGCCTTGGGGTCGGCCTCCTCGGCAGCTACCTCCTTCGCCGCCGGCGTCTCGGCGAGAGTCTCCTTCTCTTCGACCGGCGGTTCTTCGGCAGCCGTCTCCTCGAGAATCGAGGCTACGCGCGCATCCATTTGGGATAGAAGCTGTCCAGACGTTGTCGTGCTCATGCATTTCCTATCGGCAGGTTGGCGGGTGGTCCGGGAGGCGGGGCGCCACCCATTGGCCCCGGAGGTCCCGGAGGGCCAGGCGGAGGCCCAGGGGGCGCGGGCGGGTTCATTTTCGCAATCTCGGCATCGCACATCGACATGATGTCGCGCATGCCTTGCAGGTTTGCTTCTTCGCAGCCCTGGATGCGCGCGGCGTTGTAGCGCTGCTGCGCACGTTTCTGGTACCAGGCCAAGTCAACGAACGCGCTCGGCGTGGCTTGCGTCATGGCATCGTCCAGCGCCTTCGCCGTCTCAGCATCGAGCACCGCTTCGATCTGCTCGTCGATGGCCAGCCTATCAGATGTCTCGACATCTAGCTCCATTTGGGCGTCCGGACCGCCCAAAAGCTGCATAAACATCGACCGGTCGATAAGCTGCTTGTCGAACAAGTAGTTCAGGAATTTGAGCTTCTGATCGAGCTGTTGCGGCAAGATGCTCGTCGGGAAGACGCGCAGCTGGAAGTCGTCGAGCGAGACATCCGCCCACTTGAGCGGGAGCAAGCCGCCCTTCATGGGCACGCTCACCGCTGACTCGCCCTTCTCCTCCGCTATCTCGCGTTCGAGCTCGATGAACCATTCGGCCATCTCGACACAGCCCGCTTCGTACGCGCGCCCGAAGATGATGTGCCGCTCGTCCTCGATGTCGTCCAGCGTCTGAATGCCGATGCCTGAATCGACGCCAGGCTGCTTCTGCCCCTGGACAGATGTCATTGTCAAGCCAACTTCCCCAAGTGCGTCCTGCGGCAAGTCCCGCTCACGCTGATAGACCGAAGGGTGCACCGGAGGAAATGTCTCGACAGTTGGTGCGGCACCCGTGTACTCGATGATGGGCACGGACGTGTTTGTGAAATCCGCCGGGGTCACATCGGAGCCCTTTTGCGTGAATATCATCCCGCCGCCGAGCATCCGATGTCCCTCCTGGACCTTCTCGAATTGCTCGGTAATGGCCATCTGCCACGGCTCGAGAATCTCCGCGAGTCCCGTGCCCCAGTAGCCCGTGATGGGGTCGAGGTAGTTCAGCACCACGAAGGGGAACTTGAGGTACTTCCAGGGTTCCACAACGAGCGCCTCGCCACCCGCAAGCGAGATAGCTTGCCTGCCAGTGCACTCGTGGTCTTCGTCGTCTTCGTGAGCCTCCTCGTTGTCGCAAAGGTGGTAGCTCGCAACGAGCCGCACACGCGACACTGGTCGTGGAGCGACGATTTCGGCCCCGCCGCTGTCATCAGTCGCCGGAATCGCTAACGTGACTTGCCAAACCCGACTCGGTCGCGCGCGGGAAGCCGGAAACATTCGGCGTCGGCAAAGTGATCGCCGGCTTCAGCGAAGGGCTGCAGCTGATGGTCAACGGGGAGAAGCGCCGACTCTGGATTCCCGAGCCGCTCGCGTACAAAGGTCAGCGCGAACCGAAAGGATTGCTCGTCTTCGACGTCGAGCTGATCGCCATCCCGAGCCATCCCCCACCCGACGTGAAGGCGCCGCCCGCCGACGCGAAGAAAACGGCCAGCGGGCTCGCGTATAAGGTGCTCCGCGAGGGGACCG